CGTGGCAATCTTTCCCCGAGCACAACCAGTTCGGTCCAGGCTGGTCCGATGTCCGGACAACCTAAACCAAAATTATGACGACACAAACCAAAAAGAAAAAGAAGCTTGTTGGGGATTTGAAGCCACGCCTTCACAGTCAATGGCTCAAAGGTAAATCTAGGGTTGATGAGATTTCAGAATTAGCTGAGAAGATTGGACAGCCATTACTTGAATGGCAAAAGCTTATTCTCAAAGATATGCTCACGGTTGATGCAAATAATCAATTCATCAAGCGCAGCATATTGCTTTTAATCGCTAGGCAGTCAGGCAAAAGCCATTTGGCTCGCATGCGTGTCCTGGCAGGCTTATTCTGCTTTGGCGAGAAGGATATTCTTATGATGTCATCAAATAGATCGATGGCTCTTAAATCCTTCAACATAATTGCAGACATCATCGAGCGAAATGATTTTTTGCGTGTTCAACTTAAGAATGGCGATCCTAAAAAGGGAATACGTCGGACGAATGGAGACGAACGTATAATCCTAGAATCAGGAGCACAAATAGAAGTCGTAGCAGCTACATCCGATGGAGCGCGTGGTAGAACAGCAGACCTTCTTTGGATTGACGAATTACGAGAAGTCACAGAGGTCGCTATGGATGCCTCTAAAAGCGTTACCTTGACACGACCTAATTCACAGCGTTTATTTACTTCCAATGCTGGGGATGCTTTTAGTAAAGTGCTTAATGACCTACATGAGCAATGCTTAAACAATCCGCCAAAGTCTTTGGGATTTTACGAATACAGCGCACCGCCATTTTGTGATATTTGGGATCGTAAAGCTTGGGCAATGGCAAACCCTTCACTTGGCTACCTCATTCCGGAAGAAGCCATCGAGGAAACCATAGCAACATCTACAATGGAAGCTGCTCGCACGGAAACTCTTTGTCAGTGGATTTCGTCAATCAGCAGCCCTTTCACTCCTGGCTCTTGGGAAGATATATGCGACAGGTCGCTTGAAATGAGTCCAGGACCTTTGACTGTATTTGCTTTTGATATTGACATGAGTAGAAGAAATGCTGCGCTTATAGCAGGACAGATTCTGCCTGATGGTCGAATTGGTGTGGCATTGGTTCAGACTTGGGAATCTCAAATATCAGTAGATGAATTGAAGATTGCAGTCGAAATCAAAGACTGGTGCGACAAGTACAAACCTAGAGTTGTTTTGTATGATAGATACACAACGCTGGCAGTGGCCGAAAGATTACAGAAATCCGGCGTAATGGTGGAAACCATTGTCGGAGCTGAGTTCTATGCCGCGTGTTCGACCTTAAAGGACCAAATAGACAACAAAAGGGTTGTGCATGCTGGTCAAGATGTGCTAGATCAACAAATGATGAACTGCGGAGCTAAAAGCACAGATTCAAGCTGGCGTTTAATTCGCAAAGCCAGCGCAGGTCCGATTGTTGGACCGATTGCTTTGGCTATGGTCGTCAGCCGCCTATCGCAACCTCAATCGACACCACAGATATTTGCCTAGACACAAACACCCTAAATTGTCAAGAATTAGACAAAGTATGATAAGATGTCTACATGGGTCGCTTACTGCAAACATTCGGATTACAATCTAAGCCTTTGCTCGAAGCGCAGTCTGCACCCCAAGTTTTAGGTGAGTACTCACCTTATGTAATGCCGTTTCAATATGCCTACATTGGTAGAAACGAAGCTCTCTCAGTTCCAGCATTACAACGATGCCGCAATTTACTTGCTGGCACAATCGGAGCAATTCCTTTAGAGCTTTACAAGAAATCTACTGGAGAAGAATTAGGCAAGCCAGTCTGGCTAGAACAACCTTCATATTCACAACCTCGATCAGTAACTATTGCTTACACAGTAGATTCATTATTGTTTTATGGACAAGCATTTTGGAAAGTTATTGAAGTTTATTCAGAAGATGGTCGTCCGGCACGATTCGAGTGGATTGCTAATAATCGCGTAACTGCAACACTTGATTCAACAAATACTTATGTACGTTCTTATGCAGTAGATGGCACAACATTGCCGATGGATGGATTGGGTTCACTCATTACATTCCAGTCACTCAATGATGGAATTCTAAACACCGGCACAGCAACAATTCGTGCTGCAGTAGATGTGCAGAAAGCCGCTGCTATTGCAGCATCAACTCCAATGGCTACCGGCTATATTAAAAACAATGGAGCAGACCTTGATCCAAAAGAAGTTCAAGGATTATTAGCTGCGTGGAAAACTGCACGCAATAATCGTGCAACTGCTTATCTTACATCGACTTTGGAATATAACCCAGTTTCATTCTCACCAAAAGAAATGATGTATAACGAAGCAATTCAAAACCTTGCTACTGAGATTGCTCGCCTTTGCAATGTGCCAGCAATTTATGTGTCGGCTGATCAGAACTCCAGTTATACGTATCAAAACGTCAGTGACGAAAGAAAACAATTTCTTACACTAAGTTTGCAGCCATTTGTATCGGCTATCGAAGATCGTTTATCTATGGACGACATTACTGCTCGCGGAAATGAAGTTCGATTCGACATCGACAAGAATTATCTACGCACAGACCCATTGCAAGAACTTGCAGTGATCGAAAAATTGTTAGCCCTCAATCTTGTAACTCAAGAACAGGCTATGGCAATGACTGACCTCACACCTAATGGAAGCAACGGTATGGCATGACACAAATCGTAACCCTTACGGCTGAACTTACAGCGGATGCGGCTAGCCGCACCATCTCTGGCAAGATTGTGCCGTTGAATGTAGAAGCAGGTTCAACCAATTATGGCAAGGTAATTTTTGAATCAGGATCGATTGAGATTCCTGATCCTAAATCAATCAAGCTTTTAAGCCAACATGACATTAAGAAGCCATTAGGCAAAGCAGTTAGCTTCTCAGAATCAGAGAACTCAATCGATGCCGTATTCTCAATTAGCCGTTCACAGCGCGGTACAGAAGCCCTAATTCTTGCAGAAGAAGGACTCCAATCAGGACTCAGCATCGGTGCTGAAGTTCTCAAGTCAAAGGTGAAAGATGGCGTGACTTATGTTTCAGCCGCTCGCCTTGTCGAAGTAAGTTTAGTAACAGAGCCAGCATTCAAGTCTGCTCAAGTTACTGATATTGCAGCAGAAGAAGCCGAAAAGGTAGAAGAAGCTGTAACCGAAACCCAACCAAAAGAAAGCGAGACAGTAGTGGAAGAAACCACAGCAGTCGAAGCAACACCATCAGTAGAAGCTGCGGCTGTCGAGGCTGCTCGTCCTACTGTTACAGCAATGGCATACACAAAGCCACGCATTGAAATCACAGCGGCTAAGTATGTTGAAAACACAATCCGTGCATCATTAGGTGATGAGTCAGCTCGTCAATACCTACTTGCAGCAGATAACACAACAGATAACGCTGGCCTTGTACCAACTCGCCAGATGTCAGAAATCATAAACCCACTTGGAACAACAATCCGTCCATCAATCGAAGCAATCTCACGCGGAGTGCTTCCAGATGCAGGTATGACATTTGAGATTCCAAAAATCACAGCAATGCCAACAGTTGCAATCACAGCAGAAGATGCAGCATTCTCTGATACAGATCAGAACTCAGCATTCTTATCGGTAGATGTTAAGAAGTACGCAGGACAACAGACATTCTCTGTTGAATTGCTAGATCGTACATCTCCAGCATTCTTTGATGAACTTGTTCGCAACATGGCTGCTGCTTATGCAAAGGCAACAGATACAGCAGTTCACGCAGCTCTCGTAGCTGGTGCAACACTTGATGGAACAACAGTTGCAACATATCCAACAGGTGCAGAACTTCTTGGAATCATCGCTCGCGGTGCTGCTTCTGTTTACGATGCAACAGCAGGACTTCCAAATCCATTCGCTCGTAACATCATTTGCAACACATCACAATGGTCAAACCTCATGTCACTCAATGACAATGGTCGCCCACTTTACAACGAAGTAACAAGCCCAATGAACCAACCTGGCTCATCTGTGCCAACAGCTCTTCGTGGTCGTGTCGCAGGACTCGATCTCTATGTGACAGCAAATGTTGCAACAGCAAACAACACAGACAAGGATGGATCAATCCTTATCGTGAACCCAGATGCTTACACATGGTATGAGTCACCAACATACCGCCTACGCGCTGAATCAACAGCAGCAGGTTCAGTAACAATCGGCTACTACGGCTTTGGCGCAATCGCGACAAAGGTAGGAGCTGGC